TCCTCCAAAGAATGATATACAGACTATCTCATCATATACTACTTACTTAAAGCGTATGGCGTATGCTTCCCTGGTGGGTGTAGTTACTGGAGATGATGATGATGATGGCGAAGTAGCGATGGTTAATACCCGGGAGATGATAGCCAAGGGGCCATCCACTATCAACAAGTATAATCCTAAGGATGAGAGCCCTGAAACAATAACCAAAGAACAATTAGAAGAGCTTGAGTATGAGCTCGAGGCAGTTCCAGATCTTGCTGAAGAAGTTATGGATAAATTAAGGTTACAATCCCTCGCCGATATGCCAAAATCTAAATACATGGTATCTCTTCAACGTATAAGAGAAATCAAGAGTAGCCGTAACCGATAACCCAGGAGAAACAGATGAACAAATCTATGTTTTTAACCTTATTGTGCCTACTTCCTCTCGATCTTAGTGGTGCTAAAGAAGTTAATACTCCAAAGGAGAGTCTTATGCCGAAGCTAGAAAATAAAAAAGAGCTTATTAAGCATGGAGCTATAATAGCCCTGGTGGTATCTACGGGTCTTGGATGTGGATATTTAGCACTAGAAAACCAAGATCTTAAAAATGAAAATGCTAAGATCAAGGGCGCTAAAGATCAGGCTAATGACATCATTAAAAAGATGGCTACAATCTTTGTGAAAGTTAACCAAATCCGGGGTCAGTTCAAAGAGCTTGATGATTCGTTTGCCAAGATCCAAGCTAATACTACTGATGAGAGAATGCATGGCATTAATGGTGAAATAGTATTCCGCTCTATGGCATCTAAAGACTTAGAAGATTTTGAAAAGAAGTTTGCTGAGTTTTCTACCTTAATGGGCAAAAGTCCTCATAGCTTAGAAGAGCTTGAAACAATTGAGTAATCCCTGGCATAAACCTTCAGCACAACCAGTCCCAACCAATGCGCTTATTCTTCTGATATATACTTCTCAATACTCACTCTGTTGTGGACTGGTTACTGCTGGATCTAATGAGAATGAACGCAGTTTTAGTGGTTGGTGCTCAAACATCCAAACCTCTATGATAGATATAAGTAAAGTTAAATACTGGATGTGGGTACCTAATTTACCAAATAAGGAAAAAGATGGAGATAGCCCAAGCCAATAAATGCAATTGCAATATATGTCCAGGTCCGCTATATTGTCGATCTGCCTATGGCAAAATAGCCATCATCAAAGATCACGATGGTAAACCGTTTTGGTATGTTCAAAAGAGTATGAATCCAAATATCTCTACTTGGGAAAAGATTACAAAATAGTAATGGCTATAGCCAGAACAAGTAGTATTAAGAAATGTTCCTGTTATGTGAACACTGTGTTACGAATGACAGGTCACCTTATGCTTTCTGGATAAGGTGACCTTTTAAATATATACTTTATAGCTAAAAATTACAAATCTATACTGATTGTAAATCTAAAAGCTTCTCTTCTATAGAAACCATTCTGTCTATTAAGTTGGTAATAGCCTTTTGTTGTTCCTTTATGATCCGTTGTTGTTTTTGAATTTCATTCAAGAGTAAGGCAGGAAGCTGGTGATCTCTAAGACCAAGAGGTTTACCCCTATCATCATAAAACACTAATTCTGGAAGAACCTCATTCACTTCTTCAGCTATTAATCCAAACTGCTTTACCTTATCTTCATCATGCTTGTAGATAAATGTAACAGGCCTTAGTTTATAGATAGCCTCCGAGGTAGAGCTCATGTCTTTTACATGCTCTTTAAAGCGTATAGAGGATACAGCTACTCCAAGTTGCCCAGTAGCTCTTACTTGAACTGCCACGCCTGCCGCTATAGCTACTCCGCTAATCCCACCTATAAAGCATGAAGTTGCTGTAGATCCTGATTGATCACCTATGTGGATAGCTAGGTTCTCGCCAGCTACACCAACAGAGCGTATACAAATATTAGAACTTTCATTAGCTGTATAATTAGAACCAGCGCCTGAGCCTAAAAGTACATTGTTCGCACCATTCATAGATGCTCCAGCATTAAATCCAACTATAACGTTGTCCGCAAAAGTTTGGATCCCATTACCAGCTTGTACACCTATACATGTATTACGCTCAGATTGGCCCGCAACGGATTGAAAAGTACTACCTGCGCGTCCTAACCATACGTTATTATTAGCGGTTCCAGGATATGCATGCACAAAGGGAAGAGAGTTGATTCTAAGTACACCGATGGTAGGGCTTATAGTATCGGGTAAGTCTATGAGGGTTTCACTTCCACTAGCTTCTAGATTAATACTATTAGCTCCATTAGTGATAGTAACTGTTCCTCCTGTTGAGGTAAGATTAGCCCAAGTCGGTGCAGTACCTCCTCCTATAAGAACCTGACCATTGGTACCTGTAGTAGATGATAAAACGCCACTTCCATTAGTCTGTACGACTCCAACATGGTTAAGACCAGCAAGAGTAGTAGTTCCATCAAGAGTAGTTGTTCCTAATACATGTAGGTTACCATCTACAGTCAAGTTACCACTAAACACAGGGCTACCCGTTAAACTAACGGTAACTATAGAGGTAGAACCACTGGTAGTAATATTAGATCCTCCTAGAATAGAGACAGCTCCTCCGGATTCAGTTGCCATTCCAGAATCGGTAAAGATGGTAGTTACACCACTTCCACCGCTTGATGAGATATTAACCCAGTTGGCTACGCCTCCAGCAAGAGAGGCTAAAAAATAAAGAACCTCCATAGAGGTATCTAACCAGAATGATCCTACGTTAAAGTTCTGATTGTCGTTAGCTGTAGGGGCCCTGGGGAAAGAATACATGGGGGCCGGTGTAGCTACGTTAGTGCCTACGTAGGCTAGTGAACTTATACCTGATAATCCTAAACTCATTACTTTCTCCTTTAAGCTACTCTAAATCCACTAAAATATGTTGCAAGGGCTCCTGCTCCTGTTCCATCAAGGTTAACGGTTTTAGCACCATTAGCTATGTTAGCTCTTGCTGAAGCAGTATCCCCAGAAGTCATTGGAACTAACACACTAGTATTAGCGAAATATTGGATGTCTCCCGAATTATTACCTCCTGCAGCAAATGGATTACCAATTTGAAGACCATAAGTATGACCAGTCGTTACTAATATCATTTGAAATAAGGTGTGAGCAGAGGTGATATTGTCGAATGCAAAAGATACTGTAAAATAATAAAGACCAGTAGCAGGGGCTGTAAATACTCCAGTTCCAGTATTATATGCACTTCCATTATTAAAAAGAGTGCTAGTCATTACTGATGACGTAACAAAAGTACCATCTCCTGTCGCATTAGCAATACTAGCAGTGGGATTATAGGCAAAAAATTGTGTTGTAAATGGTCCCGCTGGTATAGTAGCAGTTCCTAATTGGTTAGTAGAAGAATTTATTGTAACCATTTGGGTATTGCTTACGGTATTGCCATTAATACCAGCAATGTACGCAGTATTAATTTGAGCAGTCCCAGTACCAGTTGCTGAGCCTATTCTAAGCACATTGCTCTCACCAGTGGTTCCAGTTACCGAAGATCCAATCAAAATATTGCTAGATTCTGCGCTATTATAGAGCGATCCAGTATTATAACCAATGCAGCAATTGTCCGAGCCTGTTGTATTATTAGATCCAAAAGCAACGGCTCCTATTGTAGAGTTATGAGAACCACTATTGCCCTGGCCTGCAAAGTAACCAACTCCAGTGTTAAAATCGCCAGCACCTCCAGTGATTCCTCCACCAAGAGCAAATCGGCCTAGAGCACAATTAAAATTCCCTCCAGTTAGGGTATCAAGAGCATGCCATCCAAAACCCGAGTTGTAGCTTCCAGTCGAGGTTCCTACGTTTCCAGCAGAATTCCCCACATAAGTATTTTGGGTAAGATAAGTGTAACTGAGAGTTAGGGCTGCGCCTGAGCCTGTAAATACAGTAGAGCCTTCAGTTCCACTTATGGTCACCGTTGCTCCAGTCGCTGAGCCTGTATTACCATCAAGGGTGGTTATACCACTACCGCCCCCACCTCCAGGTTGCCAGGTGGGTAGGAGGGCTGCACCATTAGAGGTGAGCACTTGCCCTAGGGTTCCTGTCCCTACAACTGATTGTATAGGACTGGTTGTAGTAATACCCCCGCATAGAACTGCATAGGAGGTTAGGGATTGATCACCCGTTCCGCCCTCTATTACGGGCATCGGAGATTTTCTTTTATACGCCATTATACTCTCCTATAAGTTGTAGGCATTGAGGACAAAGTTTCTAAACCCAGAAATAGTGTTAATGCAATAGATCCACTCCGCATAACTCATAGAGGTATCGGGAGATCTTCCACCCACAAGAATGGTTCCGCTAGGATAGGTACAATCAATGTTGAATATATTCTCACCTGCGAGATCCTCTATTAGAAGAAATAAATCAGTGCCATTATTAGAGATTAGGGAAGCTATCCCATTAAATGGGGTGTATTGGTTTTGGCTTGGTGTAAATATAGAAGCAATAATAACGTTATTGAATGCTATATAAAATTGCAGAAGAGCTAAAAAATCCGTAATAGAAAGCGTTACATCGCTAGTGGATACAAAAGATACATCAGGAACTCCATTATCATAGGTAAGCGTATCTATGAGAGTTGTACCATTAAGTTTAACAGTTCCTATAATAGTTCCTGCTATACCATCAGTAATGATTGTTGAAGTGATTGCCATACTATCTCCTTAAAAAATTTCATAACTTGTGCCATTAAAGATCACATCTATTGCTTCGAATGCCGTATTCATTACAAATGTAGTAGCTCCATCTATAGTGACTGCTCCACCAAGAGTGGTAACGGTAATATTATTAGTTGCTGCATTTCCAGTGCTATCTTTAATCGTATAGGTACGTCCAGTTGCTGGAGCATTAGGAAGCTCTATGGTAATAGCTAAACTAGATGTATTAACTCCCAAGTACTGATCTGTAGTTAATACTACATAAGGAGTAGTAGTTACAGAAGTATAGTTAAGAATAATAGTTCCATTATTACTAATGGTTAGAGTATTAGTTCCGGGGTTTCCACTTACTGTTATTGTACCTGCACCAACTATATTTATATTATTAGTCCCGCTTGGACCAACTGCTCCTCCTGTATTACCTGTAAGGGTTTGCACTACGCTTCCAGGAGGAAATGTTCCATGAAGATAACTACCCGCTTGAGACATATTACCTCCTTAGCTTGCACCATAAAATGTTGATACATATACAGATCCTAGGGTAGGAGTTCCTATGGTCCTTACATAGACCCTAGTCCCTATAGGAAGGTTTAGGGCTCCTCCGGTAGTAGTCTTATTAGATTCTACGTCTACTAATAAAAATCCTGAGGCTGGAAGGGGAAAATGGTCATTAACGCCATCAAAGGAAAACATTAAAGTAGCATCTGTTAGATTTTGAATAAATAATATCCGGCAAGGAAATACAAATGAGGTTCCTATTCCTGCATAAGTTCCGCTAATAGATCCAAAGGCCAAAGATCTAACCGGTTCAGCTGCTAGCCTTACAGCAGTATTTATAGCCATTATATCTCCCTAAGGTGATTATGATCAGTATTTATGCATCCCTCTAGGCTATACCCTAAGAATATACAGGGAGTTCTTTCCCCTTTAGTTTTAGAGGTATAGAAACAAACCACCGAGGTTCGTGGTGAAGGTGTGTTTTTGTTCATTACTATCTCCTAATTAGCAGTAGGTTGGTAATAACCTGAAAGGTAAATATTACCAGTTCCTGCTGTGCCTTTTACATAGATAACGGTATTAGCAGCAAACTTGGCTATATTGTTATTAGGCTGGGAATTTGTTTGGGATTCTATTTGAAGGGTGCTGCTTGCAAGAATAAATTCATGATCAGTAACGCCATCATAACTAAGGGTAACTGCCTGGGTAGATGAGTTCATTACTCTAATCAGAAAGCAAGCTTGTGTTAATCCGAGGGGATTAATAGCTTGATAAGATGTGGTAAGCGTAGAGGATGCGATATTGGTCAGAGCTATCGCTTGGACGCTATTTTTTACTGCCATTACTACTCTCCTAAATTAACTAACTAATTCTGCTTCTGCTGGAGCCGCTCTTGCTCTTTTTTTACAGCTTCGGCTGCTTCTTTTTCCATCGAAACGATGGCCGCTGAGAATCTAGATGCTATCTCGTGACAGTCTAAATATGGAGCTCCAAGTGGAATAGTAAACGAATATACTCGTCCATTAAGCTCTTCTTGAATTAAGGCTATATTAGATACGTTCATTTTAAACTCCTTGTTATCAATTAATGATAAGATAGTCTATCACTCCTCCCACGCTAATTAAAGCATGGGAGGATAAAGGACATAATGAAGTGATCTTATGCTGCTGTTGTAAAGTTAGTCCATGTACCAGCTGCATCTGTAGCTATATAAAATCTGGTAGTGGTTGTAGTCGCACTAGTATTAATATACAGAGAGCCTTTAGGTACAGTAGCCGAGGGAGCACCCGCACCAAAAAGTATTTGAGGGCCAGTAGAGCTTAGAGCAAATGTTCCTGCCATGTTAATATTACCACTTCCAGATCGGATGGTGGTAGTAGCAGCACCAGTAGTACTTCCTATAATAACTGTATTAGCTACCGCACCTGTAGCTATATTAACAGCTTTAGCGTTAGTTGCACCGGTAGCCACGTTTACGGTAGTCGCACCAGTTCCAGTTCCAAGGTTTACTATGTTAGTACCGCTAGAAGAGCCCAGGGTTATAGCACCTGTTTGGGCTGTTCCGCCTATTGCTATAGTACCTGTAGTTGTAGATGTTCCAATGGTATAAGTAGAAGCACCTACTCCATCAAGACTATAGTTACCTGTTCCAACAAGGTCAGTTATACCTGAAGCTCCAGTTGTAGAACCTATAGAAGTTGTAGCTGCACCGGTTGTATTAATAGTGGTTGTACCGGTTAGGGATATAGGTCCAGGAGTGACAGTAAGGGAGGTAAACGCTCCGCCTGCACCTGTTATAGCTTCCCAAGTAGCAGATGCTGAGGCTACTGAGGTTAGGATCCACGCCGCATTAATGGCTTTATAGACCCATATAGTACCTACTTGATAACCTGTATCACTAGTAAGCGGGGCTCTATTAGCTACTACAGGGGCTGGGAAAACGTTTTGTAGGGCATTAGTAATACCATACGCAGTATTAAAGAATTGGGGTGTCATTACTATCTCCAATAAAAGGATTAAATTGCTTCAAAATCAGCTTATAAAAAATAATAAGTAGATTGCAAGTTATAGTTGACTCCTTTGCACAATTGTGCAATACTAAGATATGAAATATACAAAGTGAGGATAAAATGAAATCAGCTAAAGAACCAATGAAGCGCTTAGTATTATGGCTTCCTTTAGATTTGCATATAGATATTAAAAAGTTGGCTGCTCAATACAATATGCCTATGTGTAAATATATAATGCAGGCTTTGGTGCCTAAGGTTTTACATGATAAAAAGTTAAATGAATAAGGACAATAATGAACTGTACTATTAAAGAAACACATTGCCATGATTCTAGTGAGAATTGCGTAGGCTTTATAGAAGATTGTGAATTACATTTTGAGATATGTTTTGATGGATGCCATGAAGAATGTGCTTGTCAGGATTTTGAATTATGAACTTTCTTAAATATTATTACTTAAGTGTAATATGGTTATTACCAATGGTTATTCTTAATTTTTATAGAACTTTTAGAGGAGAACATACCAGTGCAGAAAGTTGTATAATAACATTGTTAATAGTAATAGTAGCGGCAATATTACTTAATATTTTCGTTACAATGGATAAATAATTATGAAATATGATACAGATAAGACAAAACGCTTAATTATTTTAATAGTAAGTGCTCATATATTATTGTGGATTCCTAGTATCATATCATATTTTAAAAGCGGGTATTTTCTAGAAACACCGCATGGAACTGGAATAATTATCGCATTATTATGTGTAATATTAGTTAACCTAAGATAGAGAAATAAATAATGAATATCGTATTAGCATGCTGCATGGTAGCAATAACACAAACAGTAGCCGTAGGAATAGCCTTTATTGTAGGCATAGAAATCGGTAAACGTCTTAAATAAATAATAGTGCAACAGGTGTTGCACAAATGTCGGGGGGCATTATGGACTTCATAAAAAGAGATATGAATTGGATAGAAATAGCGAAAGTACTTTTTAAGCTTAAACAAAAGCGTAAAGAGATTGAAAAAGAAGAAAACGAAGTAGAAAAGATTCTTAAAGAATTAAGCGAAAACCAATCTTCTATGGGTGGACAATTCGTATATTCTTATAGTTTACGTAAAGGCTCCATAGATATAGAAAAAGCTACAAAAGAGCTTAATTTGAATCTTGAGCCTTATAGAAAGCCTGGTTCTAAAGTTTGGAAACTTGAAATGCAATTAATGGAGGTCTAATGTTATCCACTATATTATTAATAGGCGTTTGCATGCTTACCTCTCCTATTTTTTGGCTAGCGGTTTGTATATTAGGCCTATGGGTCATATATTCCGCAGAAAATAATAACTCTGATATGTATTAAGCACCTACTTTAGTAATCCTAAGCTTCAATCCCTCAGTAGGCATTTCTTCTTTATTTAAAATATTATCTAGCTTTTGAGCATCACGGGATACCTTGGAAACATTAAATAAAGTAGCATTTTTAAGCATATCCGAGTAGGTTTTGCGAGCAGCTGGATTTTTGGATATTAATTGCAGGAACTTAACTATTTGATCAGTTCCTAGGGCTGCTGCTCCTAGTCCTGCCGCAGTAGCTCCGGTAGGCAACACTCCTTTGGTCAGAGCGCTTCCTACTAATCCAACTCCAGCTCCACCACTCAATAAAGCTTTAAGGGTAGGATTAGATATTTTTTCTTGGATCTTAGGATTGCTTTCAAAAAAGCTTCTTATACCACGTGATTCTGCCATAGCTTTATAAGTATCTTCGGCATTTCTCCAAGCAGTTCCAAAAGCTGGGTTTTGTTTCTCATAGTTACTGATAGGTTCTTTAATGTCTCTTATAATTTGATCTAAGTAATGCTTAGTTTTACCATAAGATCTTGGATACCATTCATTAAGATCAGCCTTTAAATTAGTAAGCTCGCCAACTGGAACCTTATCCTTTAGTCCTACTACCTGATCCAAAGTGTTTAATCGATCTAATACAAAATCTTTATTAGGAAAATCCCGCTTAGAGATATCAGCTATTAACTTAGTGGTCTTATGACGGAGGGGCCTTACATCTATAAGATCATTAGAGGCCATTTCACGGGCTGTTTGATAATCTTGACGCATTCTATTACGTAGCATATTACGTCCACCTAATAGACTGGCGGTTACCATTCCCCCTATCTTACCTACTGTTTTCCCAGTTTCTTGACCTCCAAAAACAGAACCAATTAATTCTCCAGCTTTTCCTCCTAATGCTCCTGCGCCAGCAATCGTAGCTGCCTTAGCAAATGGAATCTTACCTTTAACTGGCAATGCCAATGTAGAAAAATCAGAAATAAGCTCTCCAAGAAATTCTTCGGTAGGAGATTGTGGAGCAATATATTCTTTTGAACCTCCCAGCAATTCAGAAATAGGTTCAGTTACTTTTTGCCTAATATCTTCACTGGTTTGTAGCAAAGGAACTTTTCCTGGCAAAGGAGATGGCTCACCTGTTAGTTTTTGAATGCCCCAATTAGCTGCACCTAATCCAAGATTAGCTATATCGCCGGGTAATCCTAAAAGAGATTCAGTTGCACGTGCTCCTAATTGAGCTAATCCCCTTTTTCCTACAAATCCTTCTGGTTGTGCATCTCCAACCTTAGTTATTTTAATAGCCATTATTGCATCCTTGCCCACCCACCACCAGTAGGTTTTTTAAATATAACGCCATTTCTAACCATATATTTATTACCTTCATCATCTTCAGCTTCAGATCCCGAAGGTAAATTCCTTAAAGAGTCTAGTCCTACTTCTTGACCAGCACTATAAGCTCCCGCTCTAGACTTAAACTCTTTGGCTAACTCATCTAATTCAGGTTTTACTTCTTTCTCAACTAATGCTTTCCAGTTGTGAGGGACTTCCCCATTATTTTCATCCATTAATCTCTGTAATACTTGGGTACGTAAAGATTTACCGCTATAAAGTCTTTCTAGCTTATCTATAATCTTATTTCTAGCTTCGGGTGTATTAGTAGCTTTAGGTATAGATCGCAAGAATTGCTTCATTTCAGCATCAGTTATACGGCCTCCAAATATAGGTTTAAGATCACGTAGGAATTCCTTTTCGAGAGATTGATAAACCTGCGTATCAGGATTTTTTAAAACATCATAATCTAAACCTAGTCGCTCTAGAGCATTTAAATATCCTGGATGGTCTAAGGTACCTTTAGCAGTAAGTTCTCTCATTTCACCAAGAGTATTTAATATTTCTTGAGCACGCTGCCCAGAAGCTATTTCTTCCTCTACCCCTTTTTGTACCATCTTGCGAGTAGTTAGCTTTTCAGTTTGGACTAATTTGTTCTCTCTATACTCTTCTAATTTACGCTGTTTTTCTTGTTCTCGAGTTAATCTTCTTTGAGGCGCAGCAGGTTGAGTTATAGGCGCAGCCCCAACTCCTTCTGGTGTGATTGCTCCAGGCGCGGATGCTTGTTGCGCTAGAGGAGATCCTTGTGCGCCACCTAATCCTGCTAGCTGTTGTTCTAATCCCATCGGTTGTTCTAGGGGTCCATAATTAGCTAGATAGGATTTTTGAAGAGATTCTGGAAGCAGGGATAACGCTGCTGCTTCTTGAGGTGTATACCCTATACCAGCAAACCCTTGCTGAGATTTAGCTTGTTGTTGGCGTGAAGCTAATTCAGTTAGCTTTTGCTGCGCTAGCATTTGAAGACCACTACTTAATCCACTACCAAGACCTTCACCAAGGTAGGCCCCTAAACCTTTCTCCTGAGGTAATATCTGTATAGCCATTATTGACCTCCTCCAAATCCACTTAATAATCCCATTAATCCTGACAATGGATTTCCACCACTTCCGGCAAATTGACCTAATCCTTGACCCAAACCTCCTAAGAAAGGCTGAAGAACTCCTAGTCGCTGAGGTTGATATGCGTTCTCAAAACCTCGCTGAGTTCCTAACCCCATTAACAATTGTAATAATTGTTGCTGCAGGCCTTGTTGTTGTTGGCCGAACTGTGCCGCATCCATTTGTAATTGTCTATCAAAATTAGCACCGGCCCTTCCTACGGCACTATTAAATGCACTGGAACCTGCATTAGATCCCATCCCAGCAAATCTCTCTGCTATAGAAGGAAGCGTGACTTCGTTATATTGTCTTCTTGCTTCTTGGGCAAAAGGTTGATATCCACTAATATCAGGTTTAGATCCATATCCACCTTGAAGTAATTGCATTAGTTGTTGGATGCCTTGATTTTGTAGACCTTGTTGCTGAGGTGTAAAAGTACTTACTTGTTTTATTTTACCCGGGCTACCTGTAAGAAAATTTGCCATAACTATCTCCCAATGTTTCTATTTAGTATAAAACTCTTAACATCAAGGTTACAATTTTTTACTTATAATTTTTTAAATCTTATTTATATTATCTAAGTCTCATTCTTATCTTAGAATTAATTTTTAAGAATAATGTAGGTCCTGTTTGCGGCAGGGCCTATTTTTATTGTTTAAGCCACTCTAATACCACGTATGTAACTGTATAAGCCGATCTATTTGAACCGGTTGTTATATTCACGTTGGTAGCATCTACGTTTAATTCTATGTTATTAGCTAAGGTAGGACTTGCATAAGGTATTGGTATAAACGAAGTACTTGGCTGTGTAGCCGTAGCATATATACGTGTGAAGGTAACACTTGAAGTAATAACTATTCCATGAGCTACGGATTTAGTACCAGTATTAGGAAGAGCCCCAAAGTTAATAACCTTCCTATAAACCTGCCGATAGGTAGGAGTAGTAGAAGTACTCGAATTATAAGCAGGATTTGGAAAGTAAAGCTGTCCATTAACAAACTCAGTTATAGGGTAGTATCCAGCATCTCTTAAGTTAAGCGTATTTGAAGTTAAGTTCAGGTTTTGGTATAAGCGTACAAAAAGCTCTTTCATCTCAGGATTAGGGAACTTTACCCTCTCAAGGCTCGACGTATCCCATATATTAGTCGTCGGTATAAACATACCTGTTTGATTAGCATTATTAGCCATTATTGCATCCTTGAAGTTGTAGGCTGTGTATATAAAATAATAGCCTCGATCTCAAGGTTTTCCCAAGCTATATTAGGATTCCGAAGCTGCGTATCATTCATATAAATTAGTATCTCTATACAGTTACCATCAGTTTGGAAATATATAGGATGCCATAACCTATCTTGGACCTGTTCTAAGGGATATAAAGTAATATCATAAGGGCTAGTTTCTAGGATATTATCACCCATAATAGCTCCGCTAATCTGGCCTTCTTCTATCATGGATAGTTCAGTATCAGATGGAGAGTAGTCTACTGTGACTTGTCCTGATTCAGTTTTAAATACACCAAAATCTATACGCTGAAGATAAAAGTTACGATCCTTATCAAGGTAGGGATTCCACTGCTTAGAGATAATACTATAGTTAGATACCCTTGTTGCCTGACCACCACCGGTATATGTCCCAGTAAATGCAGCATTAAGGGGTCCGATCACTACTGTATTAGCATCCACTACTGCAGCAACCGGATAGATACCTATGCCTGTTGTATAGTTTACATTGATACCACTAACACCTTGGGCATTCTCTATAGCTATATAGTCCTGGGATGTAGCTACAGGCGCACTACTATCTTCATTGTTAGAAAGTGTATGATCTACTATGGTAAGCGTAGCGTATGGAACATTAAGTATAGTTGTATTAACCATATTAGATATCTGCATAGCAGGAGCATTGCGCACTGTATCTCTTTCTATGGTAAAGGTAAACCCTTCTTGGTTACCACCTATTACCTGCCTTGGTTGAGGTTGCAGGAATCCATCAGCCCAGGTAGTAGAACCTGCCTGCTCCCAGGTTAGACCAATAGATGCCCATGTAGGCGCAGTTTGCTGCTGAAAGTAGCCATAAGCAGTTATACAATCATCAAGGTTAGCCCATGTTTGATTACGGTAATTGTAGAGTAGTATCTTGTTGGGATAGTTCTCGCCAACTGTTTCTCCATAGTTAGGAAAGCTCCAATAAACTACTTCAGCGGCATAGTCACGTATACCAAATACCCGCTCTACACTTCCTGAAGAGTTCTTTATATCAAATATCTCATCAGGTATCTTATTGTCTATACGAACTACGTTAGCACCATTACAGCTATGTACACCAGTAGAGCCTATAGTAACTACTTCTTGGTCAAATGGTACTGTACTAAATGTAGCTATAGCCCCAAGCTCGGTATTAATCTTCTGCCATATAAATGGTTCAACCTGGTTGCCTGTATAAGCTAGCTCCCAAGTACTTGCCTCAAAGTAAACAATAAGGCGGTCCTTGATGAATTCTGCGCTTATTATTTGCTCTTTTGTAGCCGCATCTATAAAACCACCACCATCATATCCTGTTTGATCAGGCTCTAAGAAAGCATTAGCCGCTGTAGGATCTCCAACGTGGGAAAACCGGGCTCTATTAACATAGGCACTATTAGTTCCTCCGGTTTGTTCTACTGTATTTAGGAGAACTAGCCGACTCTTAAAACCTACTATAATACGGGCTGTTTGGATGGTAGTAGATGAAGCGGTTATAACTGTGGGAGTAAATGCAGTAAAAGTAGATCCATTATAATAATACATAGGATCATCACTTACCGCTGGCGTTGGAACGGTAGCATTAAAGTTAGTAACAAATATATAACTATTATTAGCACCTACTCCACGGAAGTTAGTAGCCCAAAAGAAGTTAAGGTTATTACCTTTCCAGACGGTAGTTCCTATACGCTGCCAAGCACCACCAGTAAATATATACCCAAACTGAGTATCCCAACCTAGTGTAAAATAGTTATTAAGGCTTCCCGAGTCGTATACTTCAAATCCCATTACAGGCTCAGCAGGATAGAAGAATATTTGTGTAAGGGCTGTAGCACCAGTAAAGGTATAAACACCTGTAGTGGTATTATAGGTTCCCGTTCCACTTCCAGTATTAAGCATCGCTGCAGGAGTTCCTAAAACAGATACTGTAAATAACTGAGCTCCGATAGAAAACATCTGTCCTACTTTAAAGATGGCTCCGGGAACAGTACCAGTTGCATTACCTGATGCATCGGTTATACCAACAGCCGCACCTCCAGTAAGCGCGATTCTAAAGCGGGCAGTAAGTTGGGTTCCACCAAGTAATCGTGAGCCAAAACGTTTCTTTACTCGTCCTCGGAATACATAAGCATTGTTTAATAGTGAGAAGGCATCTTCAGGGATAAGAAACCGTTTCACATCGGTTTGAAGTCCACTATTAAATGGAGCTATCATAAACCTATCAAATGGCATATTAGACTCCTATGGCAAAATACCACACAGTTTTAGAGGTACCTGAAGCAGAATAAACTGTAAACTGAGTAGCTGAATCTATACTTTGCAAGAATATAGCTCCTCCATGAGATGCAGTATTACCCTGCAGTGTAACCTGGATGTTAAAAGGAGCAATAGTAAACGCAGGTATTGTAGCTCCTACTGGAAATGTTATAGCAGTCGCCGCATTAGCAGTAGCAACACTGGTTCCCCACTTTAAAAGGATACCTGATGGTAGCCGTGTCCAGCCATTAGTAGCTTTAGCTGAGCCTGTAAACTCTATAATCACGGGAGTATCAGTAGATCCACTCTGACGTTCTATAAACATCTGAGGATTAGTATCTAAGCCGGTTTTAACATAAAGGGCCATTTGGTTTCCAGCTGTTGCTGGATCAGATCCTTGGGTTCCTAATAAAACAAAGTTCTGAAATTGTGTAAATACAGGATTTAATGCTTGAAAATTACCTTTAACATCGCCCTGGGATTGCGCAAAAGCATCACTTGCGTTTGGAATGTTGGGTTGGTATGCCATTTTACTCTCCTAAAATTAAAAATTACCGCCTGTTTGGCCCCATCCACCCCAGCTAGATCCTAATAATCCAGTCTGCTCGGTATAGATAGTAGCTGTACGCTCATTTGTGTATTGAACTATTGTTCTTCTAAGACATAGAGTTTCTTGTTTGCGGTACTCTGGAAGAATAAGTTGAACACTATCCATGTCTAGCCGATCCTCAAATACCTTCTTTGCAGTGCCATAAGCGATGTACTGCCACCACTCTTCTAAAGCTGGAGCAGAAGTGGTTTCAAGTAATCTGGTAGGCCGGGCATAAGCTTCAAACTGAACACGATAGGGCTGATCTGGAATAGGTCTTAGAGTGATCTTGTCATCATAAAACAATAATGCCTGCGGAAGAGTAGTAGTGCCGGTAACAACTTGGCTATTAATAGGCTGGCCACTCTTAGGAGCAGTTCCAAATGTTATTACAAATGCTCCTGTATAGTAGTTTATATAGTTATTAAAGTATGGACCTGCATTAGGGCTTATGGCCGGATCTACAAAAGTATATGGTGCTATGCCAACTGGTGGAGTAGTAGGAAGAGCGTCTCGTGGGTACAGGTTACCCCAGACTGTAGGGTTACCGGTGACGCTATCTATAACTGGTACGTCAACAAGGTTAAGGCCGTTTTCATTAATATCTACAGAGTCAAAGAGGACTTCGTTTTGTAGGATAGATGCACTTTGGATAGAGGTTGCGCTAGAAGTTACATTAGTAAAATTGTTTTGGTTGTTTATTACGTTTCCATGAAAGGAAGTAGTTACGCCATCTCCAGTTACACCTATAGATTGGATACTATTAGTCATAGGGTATATGCCAAAGAACTGCTCTCTTGATTGTGAGAAGAAGGATTGGTATCCAGCTATATAAACTGGGGAGTGTATACTTATATATTTATTCTGAAAGTTAAACAGTGGTTGATTTGGAGCATTAGTAGTCGTACCTCCCGAAAGATCGGACCATCCAAAAGATGCAGTATCAGTAGGGTAAGTATCCTGAAAAGGGTTAGTAATAAATGTAAATGTGGTACGAAGGTTAAACATCCGTAAATGTTCAGGGAAGTCGTATACCACAAAAGTATTAATATAATTATTTAGATCATCAGTTGTCAGCTGAGACTCGGATGGGCTTCGGGTTAGCCTTCTAACTTTTTGTTGGATAGCGGCTAGGGTATTAGCTGGAGGATTTGTAGGATACGTTGCCATTACTCTCTCCTAAGGGATTAAAATATTCTGAACTGCGGCAGTAAGCTGGGCATTATCTTCGGCAAATGGTGTACAAATAGGGCATTGTTCATAGCTCATAGGGTATGCAAATACATCATAGTGAGTAGTATCTATACTGATGGTAAATGTAGTATTACCCCTCACCGTTATTTCACCGGCTTGTTGGTTTATTTGCTGCATTCCAAACCCTAGTGGGATATCCATGCGAACTATGTTTCCACTAATATAGTTATGGTTAGCACTGGTTGTAACGAGTGCTGGGTTTGCATTAGTTATAGAAGCTATTATGCTAATAGATGGGCCGAAGACTGGATTAGAAATGATTGTACAAGGACCTGCCATAGTTTATATTCCTGACATTTCTACAGTAACCAAAGGTTGTCCGTTTGGTGTCAGATCTTCTGTTTCAATAAACTCAAGACTTTGGAAACTGCAACGTCTTACTCTTTGGCCTATCTTTTGTATATGATGGCCATCTTCACTCATAGAGTAAGAGTGTATTGGATACCATAAATTCTTATTTAAATGTTTAGCTACTCCCAATGGGACACTATAGATCATTCCATCAACAAGGGTAAAAGCTTCTACTGGATCTTCTTTATAAGCCTTAAAGTTAAAGCTCATTGTTCCGCCTGGGACTTCATGGAATCGGAAGATCCCCTTTACCATTTCTCTATCTTTATCACGTTGATATCTAAGATTGTGCTTAACTGGTTCTTTTTTAGTTTTTACTTCTGACATTACTAATCCTTTAATTTAAAGAAGGAGGCCCTTGCGGGCCATCCATCGTGTTTTTTATAGACCGCCATATGTTGATTTACCAGCACGCCAGTACATCACATCTCCAGTAGCTACGTTTCCTGAAGACCAAGCTATAGAACCAGATGGTCCTAGGATTGGTGTGGTTAGGGCAGTACCGTTACCACCTGTTCCAAGGATCATGCCAAGGAAGCCAGTGTTAACAGTAGAATCCGCTAGAATACCTGAGTTGGTATTAAATATTTGCTGACCAGCAATAGTTGGAACTTGGTTACCCATGTTAACTAGAGAGGTAGCAGTATCTTCACCAAAAGGTACAACAATTGGGAACGAGCTTGGTTGCTGTGCAATTGTTGGGAATGTGAATGCTGTATAGCCAGTTGTATCTATGTTTATTGTGAAATTGTAGTCATCCACAACAGTTAGAATAATAGCGCTAGCAACAGACCCTGTTGGGAAATAGTTGTTTAGGATTTGTGGGTTAAGTTGGATCATTCCCGAAACCGCAGGAATACTAAACCTAATCTCTTGTCCTGGTGTCAATCCGTGAGCAATAGCAGTACTTACCTGAGCATTTGTTGCCTGAGTAATGTTTGTTATTAATCTACGTCTTGGGTAGAACAGTGGGTTATTAGCATTGTAAACAATACGATAGAACCCAGCACCACCTATAGCACCTGGAGCAGTAGCTAGAGCGTTTGTTGCTGTCATGAGTGTAAAGCTTGTATTAACAGTAACAGCACCTACTACAAAGTCTTGACCATTAATATCACTTTGAGCTGTATTACTTAGTCTAACTACTGTACCAACAGAAACGCCAGCTGTGCTAGCTGTGCTTACTACAGGTCTTGTAGCATTAGTAGAAGCTGTTGTTGCTACGGCAGGCCCGAGTAATGGTTGAGCTCCTAATGATTGAGCTGATGGATCATAAAGAGTAAATCCACCTGATACAAGTGTATCACCATCAAGAACAGCAGATGCTGCACCTTTATATCTAACGATACCTGTACCCGCAGCCATTCCACGTTGCCAATAGAACTCTTGCGCATTGGAAGCGTTCGCTGTTCCATTAAAATAAGCACCTGTGGTTCCTACTGTTCCGTATTGAGTATAGTTAACTACTGATACCCAATCGGCATTAGAAGGGATTTGGATTATCCAAGGGTTAGCTTGTCCTATTGAGGCAACTCCAGGGTTAGGGTTAGCTAATCCAGTAGAGTTAGCAACAAATGTACCTTGTCCTATTATAGTTCCGTCCATTCTACTCTCCTTAAGCTAATGTAGCTCTTAAATTGATTACCCATTGATCATTAGTAATTCTTGGAACTTCTGCGAATTTATATCCAACAGAAGCATTAAGAGCTAATGGGCCATCATAGATTGGTGGACGATATATAAAGGTTGCGCTGTATCCATCTTGTTCAATACATGCATAAGCTTCCATACCAACACAGAAGATATTGTATATATCTGCTCCTAATGCAGAAGCATTAGCAGAAATAGAACCAATGGATGATATTAGGAATCTTAGGTTACCAATAGCACCCCATTCGCTTCTAAGAGCGTTCATAGGAGCTGGGTATTGGTTCTTTTGGATAAAGCCTTGTACGTTATCCAAGTTACCTGTTAGTTGAGTTGAACATAATGCAAAGTAAGCATCACGAACTGGCGCTGTACCAAACTTATCTTCACCCTCGATGTTATCCATTCAAATCTGTTACTTTGGTGACTCTTCATTTCTTTGGGAAATGAAGAGCGGGGACTTTCTCTACTTATCCCTCACTGTGTTTCCACAATGTTCAGAGCACCGCATCTTAGATTCTTGTATAAGTTCATTAAAAATTTCAACTATATCTGCATAGTCGTTATGCCATTCTCCACAATCAATATTTTCATCGATTATTATTTGGCGAAGATATTCTAATTTTTTTAACTTTTTACAACAATCTAAGTCTTCTCGCTTGCTACGTTCAGGCTGATTAGGTAAAGGCATTTCTTCTACAAGAACACAATTAAATCTACAAATATCATATGATACAAATATTTCCCAGTGTTCTATATTTCCAAAAGAAGTATCTTGAAATATTTGCCAATATTTTCCTATTTTACCCGGAATCCCTGTAGATTTTTCAATTAAACATCCTTTATGTATAAAACCATTTCTATCACAAAGATATAATAATTGATTTAATTTAGGTTCTTCTTCTATTGAACGCCATTTCATAATCTTGCCCCTTGTTACCGGTTACGCTTGTACTACGGCTTCCAAGTCTATCAGAGAAGATTTAGACACGACAATTTTTATCGTGTAAGCATTATTACCTAATAATGTTCTTACAACTGTATCAACATCAGAGCGTGTGATTTCTGTTGGGTTATCACCGTTTACACCACCTGTACAGTTAATAAAGCTAGCTGTTGAGGCTAACATATCACGTGTAAGTTGATCTTCTGTTTGACGAAGTGAAACTCCAAGTCGAGCCGCACATTCGTTTAATACTGGATCTTGGTTCTGCAAGGTACAATCTGTTACTTTTGTGACCTCTTACGAGGCGGGGAAACCTCTTCGGATCTCCCTCTCTATGTTTCCATAGAGTTCAGACTATCGCTTCACCTTATGGTGTCTACCCGCTTTAGTCGTTTACGCTGGCTTTAATTTACGATAAACTAGTGTATGACTATTAATCGTAAAGGATATTATATGATTAGCAAATATGTACGTAAAGAATATACCATTGCTCAAATTGCTTATCTTGCAGGAATTATGGACGGAGAAGGAGCTTTTCTTATAGGCGCCTATGCCAAAAATCCTAAAACAGGAACTCCACATTTTCACACAACTATGCAAGTAAGTTCTACAGATATTTCGTTGATAAATTGGCTTGTCGATAATTTTGGAGGAAGGTTGCAGCATTATTCTGCTAAACAAACCCCTAAAAATTCTCGTAAAGCTGTTTATCGCTGGACAGCACATTCTGATCGAGTTAAGCATTTGTGTGAAATAATGATTCCTTATCTTGTAATCAAGATTGAACAAGCAAAAGTTATGATTCAAATGAGAGATACTTTTGAAAAAACAAGAATGCGAAAAGGTCAACAAGGAACCCAACCTATTGAGCAGGAGGTTCTTGAACTTCGTTATTCTTTGTTTCATAAAATGAAATCTCTTCATATTCGTTAATCCTTATAATTCAGTCACCTTGCGCAGTGTCATCCTATTTAATAGGACTTCCACCTCAATTAGGGCTGATTTAAAGCAGGCTATCATTAACCTGCTCGTTGATGGTCACGTATGTGCCATAAAAACTGAGCTTGGCATCTATCTATCTGTTACTTTTGTGACCTAGTTTTTTGAAGGTAACTCACAGGTGCCTGGCAACGATGTCAGTAGACTTTATGGATTTCTCCAAATGCACTCGTTAACGGCGCTGTAATAGTACGCGGCTAATCCCGTTATTGTTACCTCTAAATTTCTTTAGGCGAGGAAGTTTATTGAGCTTCCCTCACTGTGTTTCCACAATGTTCAGAGCACCGCATCTTAGATTGATCAAGATAATCAATAAATCTTGAAGGGCATTCCCATTCAATTCCTTTTTTAATATCTTTGCATTTTTCACAATCTAAGTCTTCTCGCTTGCTACGTTCAGGCTGATTAGGAATCTCTGGTAATAACATCCAATGAGTAGGAATAAAATATTCTTCTGTCGTCCATTCTATTTTTCCATCATTATTAAATAACCAACCTATATCCATTGCATTATTAATGCCATTTCCATAAATAAGAACTGATTTATATAATGTTGGTAATTTATCTGATGTTTTTATCCATTTCATAATCTTGCCCCTTGTTACCTACGACTTTACGTTTAGGCTTCCAAGTCTATCAGAGAAGATTTAATGTGGACATAGTGTTTATCCACAGCTGTTAGGTTTTGTGGTGGAGGTGTTACTCCGCTATTTCCTAGTGGAACCATAGCTGTTGCTAAGGGATTATCAAATCTGTTACTTTTATGACTCTTCATTTCTTCGGGAAATGAAGAGCGAGGAAGTTTATTGCACTTCCCTCACTGTGTTTCCACAATGTTCAGAGCACCGCATCTTAGATTCATCAAGATATTGATCGATATCGCAATGAGTACATATTTGAGAATATACGTTCTCCTTGATTCTTTCACATTCTTTACAATCTAAGTCTTCTCGCTTGCTACGTTCAGGCTGAATGAATTGTAAATAGCATTCGTGTAAATATTTATTAAGATTTGCAAAACATGGCTTACAAAGATATCCAGAACTATCTATTGCTTCCATGAAATTTCCATCTTTTAATTTTAATTCAATATTACATTTCGTACAGTTTACGTTTTTTTTCATTCTTGCCCCTTGTTACCTTCGTCTTTACGCTAAGGCTTCCAAGTCTATCAGAGAAGATTTAAAGACGACATAATTTTATCGTCTCATACGAAGAGTTGTACCGCCGTTTCTAGGCATGTTCTTCTTCATCGCAGGGATTTTATGAATCATATTTGGCACTGGTACCGAAAGTAATTTATAACTAAAACTTTGCTGGACCGGAGCCGGAAGCGTTGATGTAGTCGTTATAGACATGACATCTCCTTAAGTATATAGCTTCATTTTTTATATATCTTAAGTTGACGAGACTTACGTACGTCACTGAGTTGACGAGACTCAATTTTCGTCAGAATGAGCTGGCGAGACTCAGTTGCGCCGATAAATTAGTATATATAATTAAATAAGAAGAATTCAAGAAAAAAAAGGGAGCTCACAGTCAAAAAGGAGAGCAAAGACATGTGAGACTCCATATGAAAGATCTATTTATATTGCGCGAGTTCTCTTTGAATATGGCCTTCATACCATTCCAAGAATCGCCGATAACATGTTTTGCCATCAATTTTATAAGAACAAGGATAAACCTGTAAAGTAAGCGTATGTCTCCAAAATATCCCTATTTCTGCATATATTCTATTGTGACAATTGGTACAACTTATTTTATTCATTTAGACAAATCTTTCTGTATTAACTCTATCCAACACTCACCTAATGAATCTACATCATTAGGAACACACCTGATCTTACATTCTTTGCATACTGGCTTATCTAACCAGCACTCACAATCAGGTGGTTTACACTCCATTAGGCATATTTTACATATTGGGCGATCCACATTCTATTCCATTAAACCAATATATATCTTTCAAATCAAACTCTTTATGTGCTTTCCATCCCATTCTAACATTCTCAGTAATATTCAATGTTATATAAATATATTCATGAGGCCACATAAACCCATAAAACAGTTGATCTCTAACATTCCAAGGATCCTCATCGTTATTATCATCAATTATTATCAATAATCCACAATTAACGGGAGGTTTTTTCTCCCCAAAAGATATCCATGGTTTAGAAGATTTAATGTTATCGTTAGAACATAAAGGCTCACATGAACATCTATGCAAACCCCACTCATTATTTTTCCTATTGAATTTTAAAATAGGCACAGGAAGCTTTAATAACTTGCTTACAAAGAATTTATCTCTTTCCATTTGGATGATCCATTACTCTATATTGGGAGGCTTAGGATGAATAAAATTATTTAATTCTATATATAAATTATTATGATGTTTTTCACATATTTTAAGCCATCCCTCTACACATTTATCACATAAAACTAAATATGGTATTTTAGGATAACATTCATCATTTCCCACAAGCGTTAGAAACTCAAAATCTTTTTGACATCCACGGCATTGCTTTAAACTCATATAGCCTTTCTAGCCTCTTCCATCTCTCTACGTAATTGTTTTTGCAGTTCTGGTGTTAATCCATTAGCAAATGCATTTACTTTGGATAGTGGGCTTTCTGCTTGCTGTGGTGAAATAGATGAGAGTGTTTTTGGTTTAGCGGCGTTCTCTTGTACTTTTTTCTTATCAGCCATGTAAATATCCTCTTGGTAAATTCCTAACTTCTTAATCATTGTATACGCAGATACAGCTTTATTATATAAATCTGCTGAAGAGTTAAGAGTAGCTGCAAGCTCAGGGTATATAGAACTTAATGAGCGTATAGTATCAGGGTTAACAACCTTATCAAAATCATTGTAGTTAGATTTAAGCTTAGCTTCTACTATAGACTCATAAGATTGTTTTTTGTAGGTATTAAGCTCTTCTTTAAGCTTCTTAATCTCTTTTTGAACCTTGGTTAAGTGTTTACCCTCAGCAAGGTCATCAGGCTTCAAATTAAGATCGTAATCTTCTGGCTCCGAAGGTTGCGCAGTAACATTCTGTTGTTTAAATTCTTTCACAATGCTTAAGAGCTCATCACGCTCGCGTGCTGCACGATCAGCTTTTTCACGTAGCTCACGGAAACTATCGGCAGGTTCTTTAGAAGAAGCTGAAGCGGTAGATTCTTGTGCGAGGGGAATATCTACCGGTTCTACTTCAGCTGCTTCGGTTTGCTGGAGAGTTTCTTCGGCTGGTGGTTCTTGGACCACTGATAAACCTTTTTCCTGTTTCAACTGAAAGCTTTCATTACTATCAAACATTTTTCTCCTATTTTATTTCATAAAATTTCAATAAAGTATCTATCTTCTCTAAGATTGTAGCGTCGCCAGTCCATGGTTTAGGCGCAAACTGTCCTATATCTTTTAAAAAAAATTCAAATGTAGTTTCTATATTCTTAGCTACAGCCTGGGCATTATCATGAAAATTGTGAAGCTGGGATAACATCTCATTAATCTTCATCAAATCCCTAACAATAGCCTGGTTTACTTTATTTATAAGATCCTTGCTTGCCATTACTTCTCCAATAAAGGTGTTTCTAGTTCTTCACCATTTAACTTTTTAGCTAATTTAAATAAGGTACCATCGGCAAATTTCAGGACAAAATTTAGTAAACCCCGCTCTTCATTAGCTACTTGCAGGGCATTATCTTTTAGATGAAAAGAAGCATCCCTGGATGGTATTACCCATATAAATTCTATTTTATCTTGGACTCTATTGTATCTATAAACGGTTTGGTCATAGTCAGGGGTAGGACAGGATAGGCGAGCGTAAAAATAGTTACGGAATACATTACGCATTAAAGGTTCGTTCTTAGTGATTACGATAACATAAAAGTCACCTAAGAAGTCTTTTTTAGAACGGTCTATACACTCATAGATATTTCTATCCCATTCGGTGAGACTTTCTCTCATCTGTTCTATGGGACTTCGTGTATCTGGTGTTTTTTGAGATAACTCTAAGGAAACTTTACCGACGGTATCTTGCTTCATACATTTTCCTTTTTTCTTTAGTATACGCCTCTTTTTCCTTACCCGTAAAGATATAAAAACCTAAATATTCAACCAATACTAAATATTTATTTCAATGTGTAATGAGAGTTTAAAAAAGCCCTTGTAATACGGTAAAAAATAATTAGAGTGTATGTTTCACGCGCAGTTATTAACTACATTAAATAAGGATATACATGAAAAAGTATTTCATAATATTGTCAGGACTATGTTTTTCCCAAGTTCAAAGTATGGGCTTCATGACTTTCCCCGCTGGTGGTGCACCAATTGTTAGCCTTCTTAGAATTCCCGCAGATCGAGC